ATTACTGACCACAATGGTAAGTTTAAGCTTGGTGATACGTTGACGGTTGACCAACAGATTGGTTTTGTTACCATTCCGTCTGGTTCTATTGCGTTTGACCTTGCATCTGACCTTAGCCCTCAGCTTGGTGCAAACCTTGATGTTCTGAACCGTACTATCTCTAGTAGTACTGGTAACGTTGTTATTGCTGATCAACTTGATGTTAATAGCAACAAGATTATTAACGTCACAGATCCTACCTCTGCTCAAGATGCAGCTACAAAGAACTATGTAGATACTACAACTGTTTCTTTGGCTGGCGATACCATGACGGGTAACCTGACGGCTCCTGCCTTCATTCCCAATGGTAGCACAGTTCCCACCAACGGTCTCTACCTTCCGTCTGCTAATAACGTAGCCATCTCAACTAATGGCATTGGGCGGGTATTTGTTGATGCGAACGGCAATGTTTCTGTCGGCTCCGCAGTCGCAGACAATGTTGGCAGCACGTTTTCCCTCACTGTTGATCGCTCCGCTGGAAATGGTCAGCTAAGCGTTTCGGCCAATGGAACGGTGCGCGGAAGAATGTTTGCGGACAACAGCACTAGTGAGTTTCGTATTGGAAACCCAACGGCAAACCCGTTGATGTTCTATACGGCCAACACCGAGCGGATGCGCCTGGACTCCAGTGGCCGCTTAGGTCTGGGGACTTCTGCGCCAGGCGAACTGTTAACAATTTCCGACGCAACAACGCCAAAGCTCGGACTACGCACAGGCACAACTCAGCGAGGCGAACTACGCGCTACATCCGCCGCTACTTCATTGGTGAGCTACAACAGTAGCCCCATGTATTTCATCATCAATGATGGTGCCGATAAAACTGCGCTAACTATTGATGGCTCACAGCGTGTAGGGATTGGCACTACTTCGCCTGGCGAAAGACTTGATGTTGCAACTGCTAGCGGTAACTGCTACTCCCGCTTTTCAAACGGCACTGTCACGTTTTTGGGCGGGGTTAGTGACGGCCTAACTGCTGGGTTGATAGGCACTACTTCCAACCATCCTCTTTCTATTTATGCAAACGGTAATGAACGCGCCCGCATTGATACTTCGGGGCGCCTGTTAGTTGGCACGTCTTCTAGCCGTGGTGCCTGGTACAACACCGGTAGCGGAGAAGATGCAACTCTCCAAGTTGAAGGAGGTGGAGGTAACGCAGTTTCTTTAACAAGAAACGTAAATAGTGCAAGCGGAGCGTACTTAAACTTCGGCAAGTCTAGGGGAACCACAAACGGCTCAAACACCGTTGTTCAATCTGGCGACATTCTTGGCACTATTGACTTTCAAGGAGCAGACGGCTCCGAGATGGTCGAAGCTGCACTAATCAAAGCCGAAGTAGACGGCACCCCTGGCAGCAACGACATGCCAGGCCGCCTAGTGTTCTCCACTACCGCCGATGGAGCGAGCAGCCCAACTGAAAGATTCCGCATCAACAACGCCGGTTCCTTCTCTGCGGTTATCCCAAGCGGTTCAACTCTTTATCCGTCTTTCTGGTGTCGCGCTTGGGTTAATTTTAATGGCACAGGAACTATTGCGATTAGAGCAAGCGGCAACGTAAGTAGTCTTACGGACGTGGGCGTTGGTGAATACAAAGTAAATCTAACCACGTCTATGCCGGACGCAGATTATGCTGCGTTGTTAACGATGCAGCCGACAGTAAGCAATAACGGTTCGGATACTTTTGTCGATAATGCAAGCACTGCTAGTATTGTTAGCTTGGTTCATTACGAAGATGGCACTAGGCGTGACAGTAATTTAGTTTCGGTCGCTATTTTCCGCTAATCACCATGGTCAAAATCACCTGCCAAGCCAAGTTCGGCGGCGCCATGTCCGTCAAATCGCCATCCGCTGAGGTAACCCCATGAACACCCGCATTGTCTACCCCACACCTGAAGGCGGCGTTGCCGTCATTATCCCAACCGGTGAACTTCCCATCAAGGACGTTGCTCAAAAGGATGTGCCCGCTGGCACCCCTTACCTGTTGGCTGACGTAGCCGACATTCCAGACGACCGTACCTTCCGTGGTGCCTGGGAAGCCGACTTCAGTAACCCTGACGGCTACGGCATCGGTGCCGACGCTTACTTCGCCGCCAAGGAGGCAGCCCAATGATCACCATCAACCTGGACAAAGCCAAAGCTATTGCCCACGACAAGCGCCGCGCATTGCGGGCTGAGGAGTTCAAGCCTTACGACGAGGTGATCATGAAGCAGATCCCTGGCGCCGATCACGCAGCTGCAGAAGCTGCCCGTCAAGCCATCCGCGACAAGTACGTCTTGATCCAAGACGTGATTGAAGGGGCATCTTCTCCTGAGGAGATCAAGGCTGCTCTTGGGCTTGATTAGTCCTACTCTCTAAAACATAACGGGGATGATAGAATTGTTCATCCCCCATCCACCTTACTCACTAACAATTTATGACTCTCGCTTTAATGGACGTTTGGGACAAATTTGTTGCTGAACGGTCTATTTCACTAGAAGCTACCAGCTTGACATCTGATTATCGTCAAGCAACAAAATGGTTGGCGCGTTGTCCTCATCAAAACTTTCAAACCGATGGAAGAGCCATTATGGTTTGGTTGTTGCAGGAAAAGCCAGTTCAATCAGCTCGTAGAGTAGCTATGTATCTCAAAGGTCTTTACCGTTGGGCTAGTCAAGAAGATATAGGATTAATTGAACGTAGTCCTATTCAATCTTTTAGAATGCCCAAAGCACCTCAAAAAGATGAAGAGATTGTTGTTATTCCACGTAATGAACTTGATATTGTTTTTTCTACTTTAGCGGACAAGCGTACTTATAAGTCAACCAACTGGGCTTTTTACGCGGAGTTTATGCTTCAAACTGCTATGCGGACTGGTGAGGTACGAGCATTGATGTGGGAAGATATTAAGGATAATAAAATCCTTGTTCACCGCAACTTTACCCTTACTCACGGTCTCAAACACAGCACCAAAACAAACAAAAAACGTTGGGTTCCTCTCAACGATAAGTGCCAACAGATTCTTTCCAGTCTTGATAAAACTGATAAGTTTATCTTCCCTTGGGATCGGTTGGCATACCAAAGTTATTTCCGAAAAAAGATGCAGCAACTTAAATCTGCTGATCTGATTTCTAACCTCTACCGTCCTTACGATTTGCGTCACACTGCAATCAGCCGATGGATTGAGTCTGATATTCCTATTGCTCAGGTAGCTGCCTGGGCAGGGAATACGGCGGATGTAATCTGGAAACATTACGCCAATACCACCCAAGAGTACAACATCCCTGTTATTTAATGGCTGAAACTACTTTCACCTGGAACATTGCTAATCTTGAAAGAGAAGTTCAAGATGGTTATGTTTATACCGTTCACTACACGGTTGATGCTAAAGACGATACTTATTCTGCCGGTGCATATGGCAGCCTTGGTCTGGAACGCCCTGAGGGCGAACTAATCCCTTTCTCCGAACTTACCTCCGAACTTGTTACTAATTGGGTTCTGGAAAAGCTTGGTGAAGAACAAGTGCAATCCATTTGTAATGCACTTCAAGCTCAACTTGATGAGCAACGTGCTCCAACTAAAGCTACAGGTTTGCCCTGGGCTTGATCCTTCTACCTATTACCCGGTAACTACCAATGCTTACCATTCTTGGCCTCAAAGTCTCCTACGAGACCCTTATCTTCCTTGGCCTGTTTGTTGCCTCTGAAGTAATTGGCAACAGCAAACTACAACAGAATAGCGTTGTCCAAATCATTCTTTCTGGTATCAACGCCCTGAAGCCTCTGCGTAAAGAGGACGATCAACTGCAACGCCTTAAGGATACTTTCAAATGACTATCCGGCTGACTGACGTAGCCAAGTACTACAAAGGTCTGCCTAATCAGGTTAAAGCCCTCCAAGCCCTTGAGAAGCTCTTGGGTGAGGAGGGTCTTTCTGATTCTCAGGAATGGGTGCAGCTTTGGAGGGTTCCGCCCGCTAAGCCTCCTGCTCAAACCTTCAGCAATACCTGGGATGGTATTGAAGCAGCAGCGGCTGCAGCTGGAGCTAAGTTTCCTGAGGTTGTGGCAGCCCAATGGGCACTTGAGTCTGCGTATGGCACCGCTTTGAGCGGTAAAAATAACTTCTTTGGCATTAAAGGTCCAGGCACGGTTAAAACTACCTGGGAAGACTATGGCAGCGGTCCAGTAACGATCAAAGCATCTTTCCAGGACTTTGCTACACCTTTTGATTGCGTTAACCATCTGGTTACTCAATGGTACAAGGATTACAAAGGCTACAAGGGTGTTAACCGTGCAGCCACCCGTGAAGACTGTGCCTATCTGCTGAAGCGTGAAGGCTACGCCACTGATCCTGTTTACCCACAAAAGCTCATCCGCTTAATGGAGCAGAATGATTGAGGGAGTTATTTCTGCCGCTATTGCGGCGTTAACGGGAGTTATTGCTCTCCATGGAAAGTTGAATCAACGGATTGGAGAAGTAGATTCCCGTATTGACCGTGTTGAACTGCGTATTGCTGAGAAATATGTTCAACGTGAAGAACTCTCCACCGCTCTAAAAAAGATGGAGGACCACATGGTCCGCATCGAAAACAAATTAGATCAAATTGTACTGCGTCATGGCGGATAAAAAGAAAGCCACGGAGGACATGTTTAACGAGCTTCATAACCTCGTAACAACTGAGTTCCTTCAACGCATTAAATCTGGTGAAGCCAGCACACAAGACCTTAAAGCCGCGTGTGACTGGCTCGCTAAGAATGACATTAGCGGGGTTGCTTACGATGGTAACCCCTTGGATAAACTGGCTTCTGTGATGCCTAAAGTAGATCCTGAGATGGTCCAACGGAGGCTGTATGGCTCAAAGCACGTCTGAGTACTACAAACAGAACCCCAAGGCACGTCAACGCCGACAAAATCAGCAGTCAAAGTACAACAAAACCAACAATGGTTTGAAAATACGCACTGCTGCCAACAAACTGAATAGAAAACTTGGCACATACGGTAACGGTGATGGAATGGACGCATCTCACACCGGACCCAATAAAGGAAAGCTGGAAAAACCATCTGCTAACCGACGTAGACCACGTACTAACAAAAAGTACGCATGACTCCGTTACTACCCACGCCTGATCACTACCTCCAAAACCTAATAACCATGACCAGTCCAGAAGCAAAACGGCTCTGGAGAAGAGCCATTAAGGAACACTTCAACTGTCAATGCGTTTATTGTGGAGAAACTTATGAATTACATGAACTTACACTTGACCACGTACGTCCTCGCTGTCTTGGTGGGGAAGACCTTACATCAAACCTTGTACCCAGCTGTTGGGAGTGTAATCAGGCAAAAGGTAGTAGCAACTGGCTACAGTGGATGAGAAGCACATTCGGCACAACGCCAAGAGAGAATCTAATCCTTTCACACATTAATTAATCATGCCAGCTTTATCCGAAGCTCAACGCAAACGGCAGCGTATGCTGCAACAACAACGTGAAGAAGCTTATGCTGCTTCTATGCGCCCTAAACCCGGTCAAAAGGGTCAACAAACTGGAACTAAAGGAGCTGCATCTAAAGGGGAAACCATCGGTGGTGCACCTCGTCGTGTTGTCGTTAAGAACCCCGCTAAAAGCAAGCAACTCACTGCTGACGAAGCACGTACTCCCAAAGTAGAAGCAGGTAAGCGTGACCCTGAGTTTCGCCGTCCAACACCTGCTGAAAAGCAACCGGCTAAACCGGCTATGCGTGCAGCTCAACAGCCTACCACTGCTACTAAAGTACCCGCTGCTAAGCCTGCTGAGAAGCCTAAGGCACCTGTTTCAACTGCATCTACTTACCGTGATGAAGCTGATACCAAAGGACTGTCTGTAGGCCGGTATCGCACGCTGGAAGAGCATCGCGCTGCTGTTCAAGCTAACAAAGCTATGAAGATTGGCAGCAAGTTTGATAAGACCATGGATGTTTACACTCCGTCTACCAAGATGGAAGGTAAAGAAATGGATACCTCTAAGGTGACTGCTAAAACCGAAGAGTATAATAAAAAGAAGCGTAAGAACCTTAAATAAGCATCTTCCTTATTAAACGATAGTGCCGCTCCAAACCGGGGCGGCTTTTTTCTTTATGGCTGACAAACGTCTTTCATGGACTGACTGGCAAAAAAAGGCTAACGCAGAATACGTCAAAGGGCAATACGGTGCTGCCCAAATGATTAGAGATTGGGGGTATCCAAAAGAGTTTGGTCCTGAGCAATTTAAAATTGAATTTGACAAAGGTAGTGTCAAACGTAAAGATCGCTCTGCACGTCAGCAACACCGTGGTAAGGCAGATGAACTCAGAACTAAACGTGATGTAACCACGACAGAGACTGCTGAAGCACAAAGAAAAGCCCTTAAAGCTGAAATTGCTAAAGAAGCTCAAAGTACTTTGGTTCAATACGGTACAGGTGGTGCCAAACCTATCTTTGAACACAATGTTCAGTTAAGTGATCCTTACTGGCAAACCACAGATAAACCTCCTGGTGATCCGGATAACCTCAGTAAAAGTGATCCGTTCTTTGAAGCTCAGAAAACTGAGTTTGAAAAGTACAATACCCAAGCTGGCAGACCGTTTGTTCCTACGGTCAATGAAATTACTGGTGAACTAAGAGTTATTCCGCGTCAATATTTTGATTCATTGGCAGATCCATCTACACTTCCTGGGATGGATATTGCTTTAGATGCTGAACCCAAATCTGCATTTACTGAAGCTGTTAAAAGGTTGCCTGGTCTTACTTCTAAGGCACCTGGAACAATAGAATTTAATGCAGGTCTTGGTACACAAGCGTATAAATCATTAATGCAGAACAAGAGAATGTCTGCCCTTGGTGTTGGCCTTGATGTTTTGACAGATAAAACAACTCAAGAAGCAGTACTTAAAGGAGATGTTAAAACTGCTGGTACACGACTGGCAACAAGTGCTGCTGTTGGCAGTGTTGTTGGTTCTGCTTTAAAAGCTGCACCCGCTGTAGCTCGTGTAGCTACGCCTGCAGCTGCTGTTGCAACCGGCGCAGCATTGTTTGAACAAGGTAAACCTGGTTCTTTTGTAGAAAAAGCAGTCAATAAAGCAGCTACTGTTGTACCTGGTTTAAAGGCTAACCCTAAAACAGACATAGGCAGACGTGCTTTAAATGAACTTCAGTACATTGGTGGTTCTATCAGATTTGGTAAACTACCTTATACACGCTGAGAGGCACCTACAAGCCCCTACAAGCCACCTTAAACCACCTTTAGGTACAATCTACCGTCTATGCCAGTAAAACGCCGTACAACCGCTCCTAGAGGGGACTCCGTGTTAGAGTCCCTTCAACAGGATTTCAAACTGTTTCTTCAAGCTCTTTGGAGTCAGTTAGACTTACCCTCACCAACCCGCGCTCAATACGCTATTGCCGACTATCTACAACACGGTCCAAAGCGACTACAGATCCAAGCGTTTCGTGGTGTAGGTAAATCGTGGATTACTGGTGCCTTTGTGTTGTGGACTCTGTTCAACAACCCAGAAAAGAAGATCATGATCATCTCCGCTTCTAAAGAGCGTGCAGATAACATGTCTATCTTCCTTCAAAAACTGATCATTGAGACCCCGTGGCTGGTACATCTTAGACCGAAGTCAGATGATGCCCGGTGGTCTCGTATTAGTTTTGATGTTAACTGCAGTCCACACCAAGCACCATCCGTTAAATCCGTGGGTATTACCGGTCAGTTAACCGGTTCACGTGCTGATTTGATGATTCTTGATGACATTGAAGTTCCTGGTAACTCAATGACTGAAATGATGCGAGAAAAACTCTTGCAACTGTGTACAGAAGCCGAATCTATTCTTACGCCTAAAAGTGATTCCCGCATTATGTATCTGGGTACACCTCAGACTACCTTTACCATCTACCGTAAACTGGCCGAACGTAACTATCGACCGTTTGTTTGGCCTGCAAGAGTACCTCGTAAACTCTCAAACTACGAAGGACTGATTGCTCCTCAACTTCAAGAAGACATTGATAACGGTGCTGAACCGTGGTCAGTAACAGATCCAGATCGTTTTCAAGACGATGATCTGCTTGAACGGGAAGCAGCAATGGGTAGGAGCAACTTTATGCTCCAGTTCATGCTTGATACGAGTCTTAGTGATGCAGAAAAGTTCCCGCTTAAGTTCCAAGACCTTATCATTACCTCCGTTAACCCGACTCAAGCGCCGGATTCTGTTGTGTGGTGCAGTGACCCTCGTAATGTGCTCAAGGATCTGCCTACGGTTGGCCTACCGGGTGATTATTTCTACTCCCCGATGCAACTTCAGGGAGAATGGGGTCCGTACACTGAAACAATCTGCAGCGTGGACCCGTCAGGTAGAGGCACTGACGAAACAGCTGCCACGTACATAAGCCAACGCAACGGCTTCCTGTACGTTCATGAGATCCGTTCTTACCGGGATGGTTACTCCGACAACACCTTGCTAGACATTCTCAGGGGTTGTAAGAAGTATAACGTTACCAACCTTGTCATTGAGACAAACTTTGGTGACGGTATTGTTTCTGAACTCTTCCGTAAACACCTTCAACAAACCAAACAAAACATCGGTATTGAAGAAGTACGGGCTAACGTCCGTAAAGAAGAACGTATCATTGATGCTCTTGAACCCATTATGAACCAACACCGCCTTATCATTGATCGTGGTGTTGTTGAATGGGATTACAATAGTAATAAAGACGATCCACCTGAGAAACGACTGCTGTACATGCTCTTTTACCAGATGAGCCGTATGTGTCGGGAGAAGTTTGCTATCCGACATGATGACCGTTTAGACTCTCTTGCACAAGGCGTTAAGTATTTTACCGATGCTATGGGTATCTCTGCCCAAGAAACGGTAAAACAACGTAAAATGGAAGAGTGGAACGACATGCTTACAGCATTTATTGACGACCCTCAATCTGAGACAAACCATCTTGTTTTGGGTATGTCCTTAGACCAAAAAAGACAAGCAAGAGGGTTTTCTAAAGGTCAGTCTATGACTTGGATTTAACCGGTCCGTTATGTATACAGGGGAAGGGAGGGTGGACCCAACTCCTGGGGGAGAGGAAGACAATCATTTCTTTCTCTCCTTTTTCTACGGTAAACCGAATAAGGTTTTATTTTTCCTCCCCATTAAACAAAATACGGTTATTTCCGTTTTACTACTGTCTGTTTAACTTTAATGAGTACCACCCACTCCGTTCAACTGATCCACATTACACCCGATGCAGAAGAACTGATAGCTTATATGGCTAGAGTTTCTAACCCATCTAATCAAAACAACACTAAGACAAGTGCTAAGTTAATTAGATACCTTATTGAACACAAACATTGGTCACCGTTTGAAATGGTAAACATGTGTGTTCAAATAGAAACTACTAGAAGTATAGCTGCACAGATTCTTCGGCATCGTTCCTTTAGCTTTCAAGAGTTTAGTCAACGGTATGCACGGGTAAATGAAATGCCAATGATACCTGAACTTAGAACTCAAGACCTAAAGAACCGACAGAATAGTATTGATAACTTGGATGAAGTACTGGATAAGAAGTTTCAGTTTGAAATCGGTAAACATTACCTAACTGCTTACCGGCTTTACACTGATATGCTTGATGCTGGCATCGCTAAGGAATGTGCAAGAGAAATACTTCCCTTAGCAGCTCCTACTAAGATGTACATGAACGGTACTATTCGGTCTTGGCTACACTATTGTGACCTTCGTACAGCTCACGGTACTCAAAAAGAGCATGCAGTGATAGCTGGTCAAGTCCAAGACCTGCTGTATCAACACCTTCCTAATGTTTGTGAGGCGATGTGGGAAAAGAACTTAAGTTGAATGAGTTCCACACACTGTATGTGACGTGGAAACAAGGCATCCCTTGGTTTGATCACCTGCTGCTTGGTCTGCTTGTCTGGATTGAACGGTGGGTGATAGATAATCGGATTAAAACCGATTTAGACACCGCTATTGAACAGTTTCATGAGGAGGTTAAAGCGGTTGAACCTGATTATGTGACTCCTATTTATACAGAACAGCCCGGAAAGGGCAGTTTTGGCGTCTCTGAGCTGCGTTTAACCGCTCCTTGGTATAGAGATGGCTTAGAAGGGGTAGAAGCCGTTACAGAGCCTTCTAGAGGGGTCTGATAAAATCCGACAAAAATCTTTCTGGTCTATTAACGGATACGGCGGGCCGCCCAACCCCCGTGTGGGGG